TAGCTGATCAAAGTACCCAGGAATCGCCTGCTCATAGGACTGCATCCCCTGCATCCAAGGCGCAATATTCTGGCGTCCGGCCTTCAGGTATGGCTTGGCCCGGTCCATGTACTCCTGATAGCGCCGCTGAGCGAGCTCCATCTGCGCTTGGCTCATCTGCATCTGTTTTTTCGCAGACGCGCCAGCCGCACTGCCAGACATGGCCGCGCCTGCTATGCCGCTCGCCGCACTCGCCGCCGCGCCAACGCCCATCGCTATACCGCCAATTGAACCTATTGCCGCCATGTCAATTCCTCCTTCAAAGCCTGCATGATGCGCGAATCACCTTCGTTAAATTCCATGCGATACAGCGCGTTTTCAATCTCGTCAATGTCTGTTGTTGTGTCATCCATGCGATGCACAGTCACCCATTCAACGTCTGTATGACAGTAGACCGCCCGGTGCGTACCTTTCGGCGTGACAAACATCCCCGGAGCGCTAACTTGTTTTCGGGTACCGTCATGAGAGAACACAGTCACGGTACCAACGAGGGCTATCGTGATGTGTTCCGAAAGATGCACCCGGCTAACCAGGACGCACCCAGCCGGAACCTTGCACCGGCGACCATACAGCCCATCGGCGTGATAGTGCTCTAGCTCTTCCTCAACCGCCGGGAGAATGCCGCGCTCCACCGCGGCCACAAGGGAAGCATGGAGCATGGAGATTAGCCTCTGCCCAGGCCGCGCCGCCTGTATTTCAGCGCTCAGGACTGGTGCTTTTACCAAGTCACCCATGAGTCACCATTCCACCACACGGGTTGATTGATCGTTGTGTCAAAATAGACTTGGCCAACATAAAGCCCCTTCGTCGGCCTGCCAGCCGTGACCCCGGAAGCCGTCAGAGCGGCAATAGCATCCCTGACGCGCTGCAAGAATTGAACCCAGATAGGCGCAAGGTTGTCGCCGTTTTGTAATGGGGTCTGGAAGGGAGGTTGTCCGATCATATCGTCAAAACCCAAACATTTTAAGGTCAAGCGGATATTTTCTTAATAAATCCGATAGCCCAATAGTCGAATTAATAGCCTCAACCTCTTCGTCAGATAATAGTCTATTGACTTTCATTGACCCGCCTATCAACCAATTACCAAGCATGTTAGGGTTTGTTTTGTACCTGTAAAATCCATCTTCCGGTATCTGGTCTGTGATATGCGCGTTTTTAGGAATTAGCACGCCTTTTTTGTTGATACCGCGAGCATTCGCTATTGCTTGCTAATCTATGTCCGCTGGCATATCAACCTCAGCCCACGCTTGATTGTATGGTCGATATATAGGAGGTTGGCCGCCCTCTCCTATATGTGTTGCTATCGGATAATCGCCAGCATGCCAGCCCGGCCTAAATGCCAATGGGCCAAGTTTAGATTTTACCTTGCCCGCATCTGTCAATGGGCCAATGTCTGCATCATGCCATTCACCGATAGGCACTGAATCATTAGCATTTACAAATAATGGAAATAACTCACCTGGCCGCTTCTCATTTAGACGAAACAGCTTATAAGCCTTAACAATTTGTTGCGGGTCAGGCTTTGACCGCAGAACACCAGCCACCCCAACATCCCCAACACCCACCCCTTGCAGTAAGTCCCACAGTCCCCGCGCTTGCTCAGAGTGACCTAGCATCCGATCCTCTTGCCTGCCAAGGTTCCAGTCCTGTACGCCCTTCCAGTTGCGGTATTGCTCAAGTATGTCTGCTAAGCTGGCCATTACTTTTCCGCCTGTTGCGCCACGGCATACGCTGAGATGATGCACACGGGAACCGGGTCAGAAACCATCAGCTTGAACGCAAATGACCGCGCCGCGCCCAGTCGCCGCCACTCAGCCCGCCTTGTGTACTGGCCAGCCTGCCCAAACGAAACCCACTGTTCATTCCCCCAGGTTTGACCGCCATCGCGGGATACCTGGAGCATTATTTGCGGTATCTGACCCTGCCCGAACTGGATCCCGACGCCCTGCTCCATGTCCACCCGCAGCCGATTGACGATCACCCGGTTGATGGAATTGCCCGCGAAAAAATGAGGGCTCACCAGTTCACGATGGATAGCGTCCCCGTCATCCTCGTAGGTTTCAGGGTCCAGCACATGTAGTTTGCCGTTGCGGTAATCGCCAACAATCATCCGGTTGTAATACTGAGTGCCGAAGTTGGCATAGTGCCGGGTAGCGTTACCCGAGGTAAGTTGTGACCATGCCTGAGACTGCATGTCATACAGCCACGAAACGCCCTCAGACTGAAAGGAAATTTCATAGAATTCATGCCCATTCAGTCGGTAGCTGAAAGCCACGGCATCAGCGGGATTCGCGTACTTGGCAAGCTGATAGTCCAAGTCTGGAGTAGATATTGCGGTAGGCTGATAGTTGATGAGTTGCACCACAGACAGCCCGCCGCGCCGGGTACGCGCTAAAAAAGTCAGATGTTGCCCAACCTTCGCCACGCTGAACCGCGCCGCTAACCCAACATCCGTCTGTGCCCCCGAGATAGGCGCCAACGGGAACGGGTAGCCCCCGGCATTTTGCCAGTATTCCAGGGACACGAAGCCCAACAGCACGAGGTTGCCATCATCGATAGCGACCGCCGATAGTTGGTCCGTGTAGGTTTCCTTGCTCGCAAACTGGAGCGGGTCCCAGAAGAACCCGTCATACTGCCCGCTCAGCCAGAATTGTTTGCTGTCGGGTACGCTGATGACGAAGTATGCATCCAGGAAAGCGACAGTCGTCGCTCCGGGGAATCCCGTGCCCGTGTATGCGTTCGTGATGGTGCGAAAATCGTTGATAACCTTGATCGACCCTGCGGCCGGCCCTGTCCCCTCCGTGGTGAATTGCCACTGGTTAGCGTTGACCACCGTACCCGTGCCGGTAGTGGTACCTGTTGCCGTAAACACGGTACCAACTGTATTGGATGGAGCGCCTATCAGGGTAAAGTCTGAAGTCCCAACCTCATTGATCACATACTCAGTCGTTGCCACGAGCGACCCCGCCGCGACAGTCGGAACAGACACGGTATAGTCACCGTCTGGAATTGTTGCATCGCCCTCAACATGCACCGTCTGCCCGGTGCGCCTGGTATGCAGGGTTTCGGTAACGGTAACGGTCGTACTGGACCGGGAATAGCTCAAATCCGCTGTTTCAGGCTGGAAAATGTACCCATTCGGCCCATCGACAAGGATCATGTGGAATCCGTTGTCAGCCATCGATACCGGCCCTTCCAGAGTTAGCAGTGTCCCTCTTGGGGTCACAGTGCCAGCGCCCGATACCTCATACAGCACATTACGCGCTACGGCATACAAGAGGTTTTGCGCCTGCATCCAGTACAGGCCCCGGATAGGGTAATCGCCGCATGTGCCAAGGTTTTGCAGTCCTGGAGTGCCAAACGCTACATGCGTTGCCTTGTCATTTTCCGGTCTGATTTCCAGATACAGGTTTTGCCGTTTCTGCGCAGACACAGCATTAGCCCGGCCCGATAATCCAGGCCCAAGTATGGCTAATTGCTTGGTTTTAACGCCCATCACTATAGATATTGTAACGCCTTTGGTTAGTATTCATCAGCGATGCATCATAACTGAGCGCTTGAGTCCGCTGATTGATGCGCTTGACCCGCTTCAGCGACATGGCCGCTAGATTCTGCGTATTGGCGCGAACCTCGAACTGGTATTCCTCTGCCAACCGCAAGGCCAAGTTGTAAACAAGCGCTTCCCAGTACCCAGGCGGAAACTCCATCGTGTCCGTTGCGCTCTCAATCACGGCTAACGGTTTCCAGGAGCTTAGGGTAATTTGCGCACTTGTGGCGCTGTTGCTTGGCGAAAATAGCGGGTAGATGTAGCAGGAGCCTAAAGGAAACTCAGCATCGTAATAGAGGCTCCCCGGAATGTTTGTGGCCAGGGTTTTAAGCCGGATGGCGTTATAGGCATCCCAGTTGATGACTTGCATCGGGTACGTGACCGGAATCCCGGCGTTATACAGCACCAGATTAGCCCCGACTATTTTGATTGGCCGCGTCGTGTCGAAGTCGCCATCAATGCCGATTGTATATGGATTCTTCCCGGATTCCAGCCAAAACGATTCTCGGACTACGTGATACAACATCAATTCATCAGCCGACCACGAGTCAAGCATCCGGTTTAGGGATTCGATGCCATCGTCTAATTCCGCGGCTGTAATGTCGGTATCACTGGACGATACCTGAATCAGCCGCATCGCGGCCCGTACGAGGTCAGAAGCGGTATAAGTGGGTGTGGTCATGCGGCGATCATCCATGCAGGTTGAACTGCTACAGCCGGATAACTGAGCGGTAAACAGGTAGGTAGGCTCCAACCATGGGCAGGAACCGCGAAGCTTGGCATACAGAAGCCCGGCCCGGAGCGCTGGCCCTGATGTTTCAGTCCAGGTTTTGCCACGAGTCCGGCTATCGCGGATCATCGGGTTTTCTATCCCTGAACCGTTATGGTACGGGTCCCATCCGCCATACTCATGCATGGGAAGATTGTTGGCGAGCAGCATCATGGGGTATATGTCACTGGTATTAGCGGCAAAAAACCGCTCCAGACCAGCCAATACCGCCAATTCCTCATCCGTAGCCGAGCGCGCATAACGAACCGTCCCGAGTGGGTCCATACCCAACGCCAGCAAGGCATAGGTGTTGTATATCTCGAACACATCCCACCCGGTATGATCTAGGGACATAGCCCCTATCAGTTGATCATACAGCGCAAAGCAGACGGTAGCGCCTGCCCCATCTCCTACCACTTCGCCCTGAATCCATGTGTAGCCAGTGCCAGGATTCAATATCTCGTAATACCGAATCTTCCCGGCAAAGATGCGCGGTACCACTTCAGCCCCGGTACCATCCCCGGTTATCGTGACCGATGCAGTTGTGTACCCGTCGCCCTCTTCGCCACGCTGAACCACCACCAGACTGCCAACACCAGCATCCACATAGCGATAGCCGGTATCATCCGCTGTCCTGATGCGGAAATTGACGGTACCATCCTCTGTGTATTGCTCAGCATTCAGGTAGGTCAGCAGGCGATTAAGCCACTTCAAAGCCCCTTCATCGCCATCGGCCCAGTATTTATACAGCATGGCCTGAGCGATGCAGGTATAGCTGTATGTCGGGTTGTAATGGTATCTGACGCGACCATCCGCGATATAAGCGCTTGGAGGATGCCAATGGTCAGTGTCCCAGACGATCCCGACAACAGGAGCGCCGGTATCGGTGTAGGTCCAAAACCCATCGGCTTCTGTTACTGCCCGTGTTTCGGTGTCCTCACCAAGATCAAACCACGCTATCCAGTTATCCAAAATGGCTTTGACCTTGGAGGTAGGGTCGATGTAGTAGTCAGAGGCGCACGATAACAGCGCCCGGTAGGTATACCCGTACCAGTCGTCGGATTGATCAGCGCCCGCACCAGTGCCTAGCGTGTCATTCCATGGGAAATACCACTTGTTGTAGGTATTGGAGGTAAACGCCCCTTCTACTACGCCCTCCTGATTCAATGCTTCCCATGATGGCCGACCATATCGCGGCATGAATGGCCCAAGCTCGCCGCCGAATTGGCGCACATATTCCGCCTGCGCATCAGACAAAAAGTCACGATGCATGTCGATCATGAGTCGGGAGTTATCCGGGTTTATCTGGCCTGAATTGGTCCATCCCCCCATCCAGAGATAACCTGAACCCGTCCACCCGCGCCACATGCCGTAGCCGACCCAAGTATCGACCATCGTCCATTTATAGGTCCAGCGTGGCAAACCGCTATACCGTTCGCGGTCAGTGACAGGCCCATCGACGATATTGACGCCAAGCTTGATATAGCCAAACCGCACGTCATAAGCTGGACCTGAATCATAGGACGGGAATTGAAACTCGAAACCGTCAAACACATCAACGGCCAAATCAGCCATGGTGACTATATCGTCATACCAGCACCCATAGAGTATATATTCACCCGTGCCGGTATCCATCGGCCTGATAACGACTAAATCGATTGGATGCACCAATCCAACATGATCAGCCCATGTCATCGTATGAGTAGCCCGAACGCCCGCCGAAACGCTGAAGTCCTCGTAAAACGTCGCCGCCGCCGCATCCCGCACGGTAACGCGCATTGTCCCGGTGACGCTGGATTCAACGTCCAGCTTCATATCGGTCGTGCCCGTGCTATCGCACACGTCCGTATTGATGCCTATATCACCCGAGGAGGTTTCTGCCGGGGCTATCACCTCCCGCACCTTCACGTCATCCAGAGAATAACTGCGCCCGAGGGTTTGGCTAAAGTAATTCAGCCAAAGGGATGTAGCTGTTGCGGTAATGGTGCGAGTATTCAGCCCGTTGTCACAGACGACATTCCCGGCATATTGCGCCCCGCCCGCCGCCGTCCCGATATCGATGAAGGGCTCAGCAGCCACGAAGCCGGAGCAGGTAAACTCAATCAGATAGGTTTTGCCTATCTCGACCGTGACGCCCTGCCGCAACCTTGCCCGTCCAGTCCCATAGGCAAGAGTCGCAACACCACCAGATACCGTAACCGTCCCGCCAGCCGAACTAGAATCCGTCCATCCCGTTAAGCCGCCGGCAAAATCGCCATTCGTGACAAGATTGGCCCCATAAACCGGCGTGACATTGAAATCAAAGCTGTAAGACAGCGCGATCGAATCGTCCAATTCGACATTAGCAAACGTGCCATTATTGCCGGTCGTCCAATAGGGCTCTTTGTGCTGATGTTCCCAGACGACATTATTCAGCCGCCAGAAGTCACTAGCTGCCAGATCAAAGGTTGTAAATACCCCAGCCCGAGCGGTCAGGCATGGAATCAGAATCCCGACATCGCCCGCCGGATCATCCGCGATGACGTTAGTGCTGAGTTCGATATTCCTTCCGCACCCGCCACCATCAAATGTGAATTGGAAATTCTCGAACGGCTCATCCGCCGATATGGCCCAGGCCTGCCAGCACCCGATACCTGCATAATTGTAAGGCGGCCCCCCTGATATGACGGTTGTTTTGACACTCAAACAGTTACCCGTCAAATCGCCGCCTTTGGGCACTATTTCCCACTCAAATGGGGTTGTATCGGCATAATACTCATAGAGCCCAACTTCACCCGCTTCCGCCGATAGCGGCAGGTCGAAGCGGATTTCATTGCCTTGTGGCCTGCTGGCATCGACGTTAGCCGATGCTATCCTGTCCCGCAGGAGCTTGTATTTGTACTGGCCAGTCGTCGCATACCCAAGCGCGAGCGACCAGAGGGTATACATGTCGCCGTCTACTGCTGTCCCGTAATAGTCAGGATCGACATAGTTGTATGGCCAACCATTGATAGCCGACCCTTTTTGAAGGATGGCCCCAGACCGGCGAGAAAAACGGACATGGAACATCGTTCCTTCGGTTGGAGTAACTCCCCATTCCGGCTCTAGCCGCGTGGAATAAACTCCATCGACATACAGATTGGTGGCAACGGCGGACGTATCCGAAGCCATGTAATTGACGGCATCGGGATCAGTCGTCCCCGCCATAAAGTCATCATAGCGAAACTCCGTCCCGTAATCCCAAACCCCGCGAATCCATGTCACAACACCGCCACCATCATCCGCTGGGATGATGATGTGACCATCAGCATTTACCGGGTAATCCGTAATGACTGGTTCCTGTAACGGATCACCCCCTATCAAATCCGTAGCGCCATCCAAAAGCCCGTTAGACGGTCTTGGATATGGAGTTACGAAATAATTCATATTGACGGCCACCCAGCCCAGTTGTGCGGCAACACCTGAGCACCGCCCACAAACACCAGCGATTCAGCCCCGAGCGGGGCGACGGTATCCAGTGTTTCACCATCCCAGTGATATACCCCGACGACAGTAATTGGAAGGTCCAGTTGATCGATAATCTCCGGGTCAAAAGTATCCAGCACCAGCGCATCCCCCAATTTCTGCCCATCATGCGTATTGGACCCAGGCATGGGTAATACCCACTGCGCCACTACTGAGTTAATCGCGGCTTGCTGAGGCTCACTCAATGCGTCGAACTCCAGCACTTCGGGCGCAGTGAAGATCACCCGTTTCACAGGTTCATCCCCAGCAGTTCAGGAGGCGTTACGGCTGATGGAATATAAATAACGCGGCGCACCCATCCACACATTTGGCTGCCTCCTGTGGTCGAACAACCCAATCCTGCGGCTGATACTGAGGGAATAGAAATAGTTGGGGCGGTAAAACTTGGTGCTCTGTCCAAAGATGCTGCGACTAAATCAGGACGCAAAGTAGCCGCTACCCCAAAAACTCTCGGCGCAGACTGAACCGCAGCCGGGCGATTAGTTTGAGTAACTCCCCCAGCTTGTATAAACACATACTGCGAACCGCCGGCGCTATTAGCAGCAAAAATAATAATTAGGTTACCAGTTGTCCCGGCTAAATTAACAACATGCCCATTGCGCGTTTCAGAAGAAAGCTCATACTCAGCAAACAGTGTGCCGCCATCTGTGTACCAATCGGAAAACGCCGCCCCTGTCATGACAGCTGCATCCGCACTGCGGGAAATAGCGGTACCTGCCGTTGGGATAAATGATGTTGGCCCCCAACCTGCCTCAAGTTGGCCCCAAAACACATTACCGGATACCGTCAACGTCAGCGTTCCAGCCGCCGGCGTAAATATCAGATTGACGCGCCGATTATCCGCCGTGCCTGTCAGCGTGCCGGTAGCCGCGCCTGACAGGGCAATAGTGCCAGTGCCATAAAAACTCAGGGTATAAACCTGGGCCGTGACAGTTACATCTTGCGTCGTTAGCGGGGTTTTATCGATCAGCGAATTGAGCAGCAGGTTACTGCGAGTCGGGTCACTCAAAAATCCACGACAGGCCAGCGTGGCAGGGTCATGATCAATGACGGGCGTATTGATAGCCGCCGTCTGCATGTTACCTGCGCTGTCGAAATAGGTTTTAGTCGTGCCACGGGTAAATGTCACCCTATCGAATGGATTGCCAGATACCCCAGCGACAAACCCCTGTTGCCGCACAAAATCAAGGTCAAGCGTGGCGTTATACGCGGGAAATCTCAGCGTATATTTAGCGCCTGGATTGATTGCGGTATACATCAGCTCAACCAATCCGCCAGGATTTGCGCGTAGAACTTTTGCGCATTGGCTGGCGTAGCCGCCGACAATGTTTCTACAATCACGAATAGGCTTGTAGAGTTCGCCGCGCAAGTGTATTCCAGTTCCGGCACTGACCATCCCCCTTCTGACGAGGGTCGCATCGTGGCCGCGGCATCGGAACCAGTCCCTTCAGTAGCGAATGCCGGGAAGTCCAAACTGCCGATGCGTTTATCGCGATTTGCATACAGCATCGTATATTGCGCATTATCTGCAATAGCCGTGGGCGCTTCATTGAATATATGCCAGCGCACCCGTGCCACGAAAGCAGAATTATCCGTCATCATCCGCGCCCGCCGAATCACACCACTGCCCCCGTTGGCGCGGGCCATGCCGGTAAATTGCATCACGGTGGGCGCTGATGTGGAATTACTGATGACATCATTTGCCGCGTAAGCGGTCGTATCAGTCGGTCGGGTAAACTCAACAACGGAGATTGCTCTTTTCCCGCTGATTAACGGCAAGTCACCAACATATTGATCATTACCCCATCCCATCATTCACCCCCTTCAATCTTTCGCGGCCTGCCCGGTTTACGTTTGGTTTCGCCATTCATCGCGGTATACCATTCAGCACTCGTTAGCCAACCATCAGCGCGAAACTGCGCCAATTCAGACTCATTACGCGCTATCTGGGTATTGTCGTAAGTATCGCGGTGGACAGCACAAGGAAAGTCTTGCATGTATCCCTCAAGCAAACAGGGGGACCGAAGTCCCCCGAGTGGCCGCTAGGTAGAAAGCGGGATGCCGCCGGTATTGGCCACGCTCGTACCTGACATAAACGAGGACTGAGCGGAGGGATACGGGCGGATGATATGGAATGTATAGGTTCCAGAAGCAGGAGTGGCCCCGGTAGCTTTTGGATTGCAGAATATCAGCGTTACCGTATTTGCCGACTTTACGCGAGCGCCAACACATGACACCGCGTTTGCAATAGCTGGCGGATTAACCTGCACAAAGTCACCGACAGCAACGCCAGTGACGGTAAAATCCTGTTCTGCACAGACGACAGTAGCCACTTCGGCAGGAGTCAGAGAAACAGCAACAACCGCTTCGGCACGAGCCGCCGATTCGGCTACGATATTAGGTCCAGGGTTTGACATGATGCACCTCGTTTAGCCGGTAATACGGCAAGCCAGTTCAGGGTAGATCGTCCCCCATCCGTACAGCACATCCAGACGGCACGGGAGTTGATCGGAGTTGATGTCGTACTGTCGAACCAGACGAATCGACAGGCCATCGCTCGATGCGCGGCCCGCCATGTCCACGCCCTGAGGCATGATCAGATCCGCTGTGGCCAGGGCGAAGGCGTCTTTATGGAACGCGATAGCCTGGGGATAAGCCGCAGCAGCCGAGCCGCTGATGATCGTGGCGTTACCGCTGGGAATGGTCCCAGTCGAGCTATAGCAGTTCTGGAACTGGCCAGAGAAGATCGGCACAGGGAAGATAGGCACGGTAATAGACCCAGACCCGCCCGTTACCGTCGAAGTCACCACGAAGTTGCGGAGCTTGCCGGTCGATTGGCGGGACTGTGGATTGACAGCGTAGACGCCCGGAATCGTAAAGACAGTACCCTTCGTGAGCGTGTAGGTATTGGTAACAGTCGCCGTCAAGCTGAACCCGGTTTGAGCGTTGTTCTGTACCGAACCACCCGATTGAGCGGCAACCGCCATCGTGTCAGTCCCCACGCGGAAAGTCCCCGCAGTGAAGTTGCCGACGTTCTGGTCCATGGCGAAGTTGAACCCGAGGATGGAATCACCCAGAGCGCCCTTGTTGAATACCTGGCTGATGGTTCCAGCCGGATTGAACAGAGTGGTCAGACCCTGGACGATGCCCACTTCAACGAGCGGATCAACCACGATATGGCGCTGTTCATCGACTGGTGCAGCCTCCTGATTCAGCCTTGCGCGGGCGGACAGAATCGCCGCCGTAGCATCAGCCGCCGAGGGCGATCCTGTCAGAGTGCCGGGAGTGCCCACGAGGTTGAACACGTTATAGAACTGCTGGAGGCCATCGTAATCGATTTTATTCGCTACGGTAGCAATTGCGGGCTTGATGAAACGCTCTGAAAAGTCGGAGATATTCAGCGTGAGGTCTTGCGTGCTGAAGCACATATCCACGCCGAATTGAGTATCGAGCGTCAACGGCACATACGTTTCGACGCTGCTTTCAATCTGGAGCGCCGGACCGGAGCGGCCCACATAGCGCGGAGGCTTGCGGATGTTAACTGTTGTGCCGATTTGCGCACCTCTATTCCCGAACTTGTCGTCATAAGTGCGATTAACCGCGCGGGCGAACACCAACTGGTTCTGCAGTACCCGCAGAGCCTCGTTGGTGATCATTGAGATCGTTAGAAATTGATTGGCCATTGCTGGACTCCCATCGAATCGAGATAAAACAGGGTGTTAAGCCGTGTTGAATCCCAAGGCGGGAGCCGTTCCCTCGAATGGCCTAGGTTGCCGCGCTAGCTACACTGGCAAGGTATAGCTAGCGGTGATGTGACGTTATAACATAACAATTAGAATGTCAAGAGCGAGCAAAGCGGGCTTGTCTACGCTGCAAATCAAGCGCGTTCATGTGGCGTATGTACTCTTCCGTGCTCATCTGATCGAGCGGCTTGCTAACCGGACTGCCAGCCGTGCCGCCAAGCGGTTTAATCGGCGAGGGAGGTGCGTTGACGGTCTTGCGCGGGGCACGATTCATGAGTTCAGCAAGCTTCATGCCCGCCAGAATCGGATTGCCTGCATTGGCAATCTCATAAGCCACATCCAGATTCTTGCCCAGGAGATAGCCGATTTCCGCGCCATTGTCCGTACCGAATAGCGCTTGCCGGATGACTGGATTCGCGGCCAGTTGCGGATCAGCCGCTAGCCCGTTGATAGCCTCGTCATAGTCCGCGTATTTGCCGCGCGCCGCCGCCTCTGCGGTCTGAATCCGCGTCTGCAATTCGGACTGTTGCCGCGCCTGCTCGCGCTGTTGGGTTTCAGCCTGCAAGCGTTGATAGGCCCGCTCAGCCGCTGCCGCTTCCGCATACTCGATTCGCGCATCGATATAGCGCGGGTCATACTGGCCCCCAGGGAAATCCTCAGGTTTCGGAGGCTGGAGCGCTTGCGGTTCAGGCTTGGGCGGTTGCAATTGCTGCATGATGGCCTGCTGTTGCTCCAGCATCCTCTGCATCTGTTCAGCCTGCCGCCGATACTCGTGCTTTTCGCGACTCAGTTCATCGATGCGCCGCTTGAACCATGGCTCCTTCTTGTCGGCTTCGTCGTTCGCCTTTTGCTCGCCTACCTGCCCCTCTTCCGGGTTTTCAGGAACCTCAACAGCCTGAATCTCGGGAGTCTCAGATACAGGGGTTTCAACCGTTTGTAGCATCTCATCAGACATTGGATTCTCCTGGCTTTGCTTCGCCGGTTAGTGCGGACACATCAGGTTTCCGGGTCATTGCGCCTGGCGTGTAATTAGGTCGGAAAACGGGTTTTTTCGCCATTTGCGGGTTATGCGGATGATCGAGAGTGCGATCCTCCATTTCCTCAAATTCCGCGCCCTCTTCCGCCGAATCAATCAGCTCTCGCCCAATCATCAGCATGAGGTTTTCCTTGATGGCGGCTTGCAATTGGGCATCAGTCATCATGATTTGCCCCTCGACCTGCATCCTCTTTGTCTGCGAGTCGAACCATTCGCGCTCTTTCGTCTGGATTTCCAGCATCCTTTCATCCCTGAGCGCTTCAATTTGCATGGCCATCCGCTCCATCTGGCTTGCCATTTGCTCCACCATCTGTTGTGCCTGCAATACCATCGGGTCGGTTTTTGTGCCGTTTTGAGAGGGTTGCAGATGCGGAGGGAGCATGGATTGCAGGCGCTTGGATACTTCATCAGCCCCAGGCCAGTCCATATTTTTGAACATAATGTCACCGATGAGGCGCATCAATTCAGGGTCACGCGATGTTATTTCAGCCATCATATTCGCCGCTTCATCGCGCCGAGTGGCGTATGACGGCCCTGAGTCACAGACCACATCGTACTTGCCGACTGCAGGGTTATAGATGCTGTCTACCGCCGGATTGTCGGTATACGCCGACGCTTGCGGTAATGACGGGTCGATATTGGCCTGTCGGATTGAGCCATCTTCACCCAGGATTCGCATGACACGGGCACGGGAATAGACGTGGGGAATCATGTCCAGAATGATGCGCCCGACATGCCGGATTGATCGGCTCAAATTGTCCTGATAGTGGAAGTTGCCTATCTCGGACTGTTTCTGTCGCAGCAACAGCGCACGGCCCGATGTTTCGTTACTCTCGCCGCCGAGGCTAGGCTGATAGATGCCCATGGACTGCATGATGTCCTGCTCAGCAAGCTGTATGGCAGTCAACAGCGCGGGGGATGCTTGCGGAGGCATGGCGCGTTGAGGTGGCGGGGCAACAGTCCCGGCTATCGTGACCGGGTCATATTCGAGATACGCAAGAGAGTCCTGATTCGCCCGCGCCCAATTCGGGTCACTCTCAAATTGCCCGCTAACCCCAACAAAAGGCGACTTGGGAGACAGTGCTACATTCTCCGCATTGGCGCTCAAATAGTAGTTGTAGAGCCTTTGCGCGTCTTTCGCATTGCGCACTAAGCCGGACAAATGCCGCTTGCCGTCGATCCATACCTCATGCCCAAGGACTGGCACAATCGGAATATAGCGCGTGGGCAGTTCGCCGGATTCCAGCACGTTGAATGCCGACACTTTCACCCATCGGCAAACCCGCTTTTCGACTTGCCGCACCATGCCGGATTCTTCATCCATCGCATCAGCCGGTACGCGCTCAATCCAATAGTATTCAGCTATGCGGACAGATTCGGTATTGAGCCATGCCTGAGCATCCCCGACAGCCGATAACGACCACGAGGTAACATCAATGTCGGGATACATCCGCTTGAACTCATCGCGGGGTATCTCTTCACTGACGATGCACCATTCAGCGTCTGACCCGTCCGGTTGTTTGGAATTGGGGTCCATGTAGACCGAGAGCGGATTAACAACCCTGTCGATGAATATGTCCTGATCGAAGGATTCATCATCAGACCAGTCATTGCGCACACGGATATAGCCCAAGCCAGCGTCTACCTGCCATTCCACGGCGGTATCGTAGGCGATGCTGGCATTGCTGTTGTCTTGGATATGCCGCACGATGCCCATGATCACATCAGCGGTTTCCTGATCAGCACCGCTCGATACCGGGCGAATACGGATGGATGGCGTATTCTGTCTTATCTCATTGACGACTCTATCCCGGAATTGCAGTAGCCGGTTGATCACGAGCATGGGCCGCTCTTGCCCAGGCCGCGAGCGATCACGCTTCGCCGCTTCAACCCACTGATCACCCAGCCTTGCAAACTTCACGTCATCAACCATCTGCGACCGATTAGCCGATGACATAGTATCGGCCAACTGAAACCGCTTACGGATCGTCGCTAGCAATTCCTGCTCAGGAGTCATTTTTGCGTCGATTGCTGAATCAATCATTTTGTAGTCCAAAGCTAATGACAATCATAAGTCCCGCAGTTTGGGCACCATGTGCCGTCTGTGGTGATATAGAACATTTGGCACCCGCACTCGCAGGTTTTCACAACACCTTCGGGCACGATCTCGCAGCGATACCGGCCCTTCATGGCCCTACATGAAGGACACTCAAGCTCGACTGTCCCTACTGGGGCTACAGCCTGCCATTCATGGTCGCATGCAAAACAAAAGGCAGCCCCTTGTATATGAGGAATCTTGCGCGCGAAAGAGATAACATCACCCATGACCAATCTCAGTCATGCTCGCGTACCTCAATGTAACTACAGCCGGTAGCGTTATCGATGACGCGCTTGCGGTCTTGATAGTCGGTAATCGTGACGGGTTTATTTTTGATAGGGTGCATGTAGGTAATCCTGTCGGTGTTGATATCGTAGAGAATCAGTCCGTATTTCACGCGCTCATCCATGATCCTGATGACTGATAGCCGGAGGGTTTGCGTTTTGTGTTGTCATTGCGGAATTGCTCGACCACGACCGCGAGATAGCGGAAAGCGTCGGCCCCGTGCGAATATTGATCATGGAGCGGCCCCATAGGCTGATTGGTTTGGGTATGAATGGCGCGCCGATACCGTTTGAGGCATTCCTGGAGTTGGCCTGTTGATTCTTTATCCAGCCACAGTCGCGGGAATAACATCCTGCCCGCCCGAATCCCGCCCTCAACATCCCCGACCGGGATAACCTCAACATCCCAGCCGAACGCGGTCATGATTTCAGCCGCAGACTTGCCGGTTTTGAAGTCCCGCGAGTTGGCATCATGCGGCATCCAGACTTTGCCCCAGTTGTACGGAATCTCTTTCAACTCTCGCGAGTACCAGTCAAGGGTTTTGTGGGTATCCTCGATGTATTTGATCACCCTACACTCGGAACCGGCCCGCTGAGCGACGATAATCGCCATTGCGTCATTCCATCCAAGGTCCATTACAACATGGGCTTTCAGTGCTGGATCATGGCCCACGCGGGTTATGCGATGCTCGTCTACAAGCTGTTGGTATTCGTCCGCATAAATAGCCCCCTCGACAACGGTTTTAGGCTTGCCTAGCCATATATTCTCGTAGTCTTTCGGGTAATGCGCCTCGCAGTGTGCCCGCTCTTTCTCAAGCTCAGGAGGAAACCACGGGTTTTCCGTGTAGTTGATCTTGACTAGCAGGGTATCAGGAGGCGGATTCAGCACGAACCTGACGTATGTTTCGTCCGTGTCTAGCTCAGGATTGAGCGATACCCAGATTTCAGATCCAGGAGCGCGAATCGTCGGGATCAGAATGTCCCATGACTTTTTCGAGACAGTCTGCCCTTCCTCGACCCATACGCGGGAGATATTTTCAAAGCTCTTTATTGACTCGACCGTGTGTTGCGCGAGTCCTGCAAACGTGAAACTGGACCCGTTAGCGCCGCGAATCTCGGACTCAGTGACGGTGTAGAAATGCCCAAGCCCTAGCGCCTGTATTTGATCGACAAGCAGTGTGTGGACTGACTGTTTGATCGATTTCTGCACCTCGCGAGCGCAGAGAACGCGCATGGGAGATTGCGCGGCTTGAATCAACAGTGCCCGAGCGTATGCCCACGATTTCCCAGACCCGCGACCACCGTAAGCGATCTTGTATCGGTACGGATCAAACAGCCCCTTGAGCGGCTTTGGAAAAGCGGCGTTAGCTTTACTCAAAGGTGACGTTAATCGAGTGCTGGATAGGCCCGCCATCGGGACCTGAGAGGATGGATTCTTTTGGTATCACCTTACCCACCAGCGACAGATAAGCGGCTGGATTCTCATTGGCCTGCCTGTAGAGATAGTCTTTGCCGCCTGCCAGCTCAAGAGATTCCAGGATTGTCTTGCGCAGATCATTAACAGCGTTGACGCCTGCTTTTCGGCCACCCGTTTTCGGGAGACCCTTGGGCCTGCCTGGTTTGCCGTCTGCCATTTCTAAGTGATTTCTAAGTTGAAATGTTACGTTATAACATAACATCACACACTCGCAAAAAAAAAGCAAGCGCCACAAAAAAGTGTGTAAAAAATTGTTTTAGTGTGTAAAATATCCCTCACACCAACCAACAACGGGAGACAAACATGGAAACAATTTCAATAGTCGGCTACGAAGAAAATGGGCACTGCGAGCACTGCGGACGCGCATTAAGGCACTGCATCCGTATATCTGATGGACGACTTGTAGGGGCTACCTGCTTTGACAAGAAACTAACCAAGCCGCGCCGCTATCAAGGCAAGAATTACAGGATCGGGGCAGAGAACGTAATCCGGTACGCAAAAATGGCCCAATTCTGGAGCCCTGAAAGAATGCGGATGAGCGGCGCATCACCAAGCCAGCTTGATTTTGAACTTGCATAACCAACTTCGGCCAAGGACGGCCCTTAAAAAAGTGTGTAAAAAACCTTGACACTCTCAGTTAAGTGTATAAAATACTCACCAAGCCAGACGAACTGGCGAAACAAAATCGGAGACTGAGATGGAAAAATTAGATGAATTATTTAGCCAGATGACAGTAGCAGGATTGGTCGATGCTTTTGTAGCTACTGACACCAACAACTCGCCTGAAATTCCTACAGTACGCGGATGGATCATGGATGAACTAGAGCGCCGCTGCCCAGTACAGTTTGAAAACTGGATGGATGGCAATGGCCCTATTACTCAATACTTCTAACCCCCCCGGCCAAGGACGGCTACCACCCGGAGCAGACAATGAACACCTTTAGAAACATGATCGAAGCCGTCGAAGAAAACAACAGCATCAACGATGGTGAATGGGCCGACTGGGGCGACATGGCAGACATTGAAGCCGTTTATGGAGATTTGCAGGATGAAGAGGTATCCCGGCAAGAAGCCGAAGCAGTAATCTCCGCCGCGATTGCCAGCAATGGCAAAACACTAGCGGATGATCTGTGCAAAATTGGCCGAAAGATTTATGGACAGGAATTTAGCGGCCCATCATTCTGGTTCAGAGCATGACCAAACCCACCAAACCCACCCGCCGTCCAGGCCGCCCAAGCATTGACGCCGTGCGCACATCCATCAGCCTGTCGCCCGCCGAAATGGAGTTATTCCGCAAGGCGGGCGGTAGTCCGTGGCTGAGGGCTCAGCTAAAACACTGGGAACAGGAACAGGTGGACGAGAACAAGGATAGCCAACCCCAGGAACCAGATCACCCCTGAACCTCCCGCAACTTATCGGCATAGTGCCTTGCCTTGGCCGCATCGTCGCTACCAGGCTTGCGGCCCTGGCGCATGGCATAGCCAATCAAACTGCCCTTGAGATAGCCGATAAATTCCTCTCTGGTCAACAAATCCTCCATGCAATGCCAAGGTTGGTATTCCATTTCATTGTAAAGACTACCGCCCACTTGGCGGTTATCGGCTGATCCGCAGGTTAACACCCACCTACGATACGCTTCATCTTTCAATTCCTGATCTGTTTGATTCGGCACAGGTATTTGAGAATTATGCATCTGAATATCGCCGGGGTAGTGTTTCATTTCAGCCCCCACGATTCTTTCACCACGCGCACCAGATCAGGCGGGAAATAGCTGTCAGGCTTCAGCACCTTCCCGTCATCCCGCTTGAGCACTTTGCCGCTCTCCCTATCCACCTTACTCATATTCGACAGCTGTACCTCATTCCAGGCCGCATTCGCGTCAATCCCCATTGAATGCAGCATACCGGCGGCGACATAGATCAAATCAATCAAGCCATCGACGACCGGGGCTATTTCATCCGTCGATGGGTTTTTCCAATTAACAGAACATGCGGCCATTTCCAATTCTGCAAATTCCTCATGAACTAACTCAAGATACATCAACGCTTGCTTGTCGTTGAATGAATCAACAGTCTGGTCACACGCTTGCATAAACTGACGTTGATCGAGAAACGGGCACAGGCTCATTTAGTTATCCTCTTGAGTTTCGAGAATTGCCAGCGCAGAATCATGTCCAGCGCCATGCGGATATTCCATAAGTTTATCGGCGGTACTTTCATTTGTTTGCCTATACGGACAGTTACCGGGTGCTGATTCGCAGCGAGTGCCGAGCGGTACTGTGCAGTCGTCGCAGTGTTCTTTCATGTGTCACCTAGCAAGGGATTATTTTCATTCTGCTATAAGTTTCGCCGCCATCGCCAGTAACGCAATCAATCATTGCGACGACTTTGAACGGTTGATTTATTTTCAATGGGAATTGCTTAGATTTGCACACTTTAACGGCTTCTTTATATTTCATCTTGAAAAGCGCTGTAAGCATTGATCTTGATCCATTTGCAGACTTAACGATAATTGTTGCAATTAATCCATCACTATCGGCTGCGTACATTATTGAATCACCCCAATCTTTAAAATAGACAATTGGAATAAGTGATCCATGTTCAAGCTTCACAACGCCCTTACTTGCTTCCATCCAGTCTTGTAGCATTTTATTTTCCCATCACATCATAGCGATCAGTATTCGGTTCCAGCGAGTTATAAAGCACCCTGGCAACGGCGAAAGAGTGGGCTATCCCCTGAGAGATAAACATGCGTCCAACTTCCTGCGCATCCAGGAACGAGCTTGCTTCGTCGGTTTTCACTTTCGACCCTAGCCGGTCAAACATGAATACTAAATAACGGTCTGATGAATACTTGCTCATAGCCGCTCACCCCACGCTTCCAGTCTGCTAAGCACCCTATCTGATGTGTTCACTATAAACTCCATCCAGTCAGCAAGAGCACCGAATATACCGCCCAGGATAACCGCCGATAAATAGACAGTCAGCAGCATCACGACGATTGTTATAGCCGTAGGAATGAATAGGTATTTCATAAATACATAGCCATACTATGCTGTTCAAAATCAAAGTCTTTGTCTTTTTCTGTTATATTAACAAGCGTTCCATGATAATCGACGATAACAGTCCTTCCTAGTTCTTTTGCCATTTTAATAGCGATTTCCAATAAATCATCATCGCCACCATAAAATCTATGAGCATATAAGTCTGCATTGCTTTTCATGATTTAATGCTAAAAAGGTATTTCAGAGTCGAAATCATCAGCATGCGCACTCGGTTTAGCCTGTTGGCGCTGTGGCTGAGATGCCGAATAGCCATCTTTCGGCCTTGGCTCAAACATCGACACGCGGACAGGGCCATCCCCCGGCAGGCCTGCCAGGTTGATATGCCGATCAATCAGCAGCGATGCGCCGCCATCGTCCCACTCAAGCCGAGCGCCGATGGTCTGCCATTGCTTTTTTGTCTCACCTGCCGAGTTCGTGTACTCGCGCACCACTACGGCTAAATCATGCGTTTTTCTTCCTGCCATATATTACCTCTTTTGTTGAGCCTGATAATATTTACTTTCTTCTAAATCAATTGAATCATCAGGATCAAACTCAGCAAGAAAAGCGTTGACGCCTTTCCAGTAGTCGCATCTTGACGTTGTATGTTTTCGTAATTCTTCACTGGCAAGTATGTATTTTCTTAGTTTGCCAGTAAATTGCGCATATTCAAGCGCTTCTTTTGTCCATGCTTTGCATTTAAGGTGTTTTTTGTATCGGCGCTCTAATAGCTCATGCGCTTTAATCGTCCGATCAATAATATGCATTTGCAGGCTGTCTTGTAACGTCGAGTTACACTCCTTGCAGCACGGAACTTTTAGATAAAATTCATGGCGTAATTTAAACGCCCGATAATCGTCAACGCGGGAAATTGGTGGAACGTGGTCTATGGTGCTGGCAGGTTCGCCGCAGTAGAAGCACGTGAAGGGGTTAGACGGGTCGTGTTGGAAGAACTTGTACAGATCGGCGTAGACAGATAGCGCCTGTTTTCTGATAGCATGGCTTTGCATCTCGTGACCTCTCACCAGGTAGCGTGTATGAAGTGCTGGCGGGGTGGTGGTACACCTCGCCAGTGCGCTCATTTTAGCACATTTGCCCGCTAAGGCGTCAAAATCGCCGCCTGCCGTTTTACCCATCCGGCAACCCATGCTAGAAGTCATCTTTTCTCTATCGTCAAATTTGACGCCTTACTGGGCATTCTGAGCCGGATTCCTTGGCCACCTTTCGTCTGCGAGGGTGCGCACGGCTGCAATCCTGGCCATCCCCGGCCTGATTCCCGCCGCAATGTCGCGCTGCACCAGTTCCACAAACCGCTCCGTATTCCTGTCGCTTGCCAAAAACGGGTACAGGGTCATCAGCCACTGCCGTAGCTCATCCGCGTTCATTCGCCATCTCCCGTAGTTTTTCTATCACCTGATCCGCCATCGCCCCCTCCCCTTGCGCCCGCCATCTGGCAATCCACCCGGCGCGAGACTCTTTCGACGGCAGCGCCGCAAGCATCCGCGCCCGGCATCCAGGACAGTTCCAGTCGTACAGTACTCCGGAGGGTGAGGCGCAACAGGCGCACCCTACAGCCACCGCACGTACTCCCGAGGAGGATGCCCCTGAGACTCAATGAACTGATGGGAGGGGCTATGCCACCACAGCGCTATACGCGGTTCATCGTCGCCATTGCGTTGTTTCTCGCACCGGCAAATGGCATCGGGCAGTCGTTCAGTTTCCTCCCGGTCGGCATCGCTCAAATCCAGTCGCTTGAGCTTTTCCTCCTTCTGCCGGTTGCGCCACCAGATCAACACGGTATCCGCCAGGTCGGTGATAGCGCCGGAGCCCTTCACGTCGAACTTGCCGCCCGGTTTGCTGTCATCTTCGCCCTTGCGGACATGCGCCACGAGGAACACATGGGCGTCGTGCTGCTTGGCAAAGTCGGTTAACGCATCGACGAAAGCCCGCTGGCCGTTGTAGTCGTCCAGGTCGATATTGAGTTTCGAGAGGTTGTCGATCACGAACAGAGTGACGCCGTAGCGCTGGCGGGCGTATTTGAAAACCGATAGCAGCACGTCGGTTTTTGCGGTTGTCGCCATGTCGAACACCCACAAGTAACGGGCGTACCAGTCGATGATCTTGTGGATGTACTCATCCGATGGGGTAGCCACGCCAGAGGCCTGCCGTGTCAATCTGTGCAACCACTTATGCGGCTTGAACTCCAGCGATGCCACACACGCCTTGGTCCCTTGCGCCATGGCTTCCAGCGTTAGATGCCCTACCCCCTCAGACTTGCCGTGTCCGTTGACGCCCGCTATCAGCGTGACCTCCCCCGGCCGGAAATGGAGCGTCTTGCACTTGTCCCAGGGCGTCGAAAAACCGATATCCGTCTCGGTAGGATGGAAGGCGGCGATGATGGCGTCGCGGTACTCATCAGCGTTTTTGAGTTCGCCCGGGTCCATCGTCTTGGCGCCGCGCATACAGTCCCAGATGACGGCCCTATCCACGCCCTGCACCAGACATTCGTTCGCGTCTTTGTGCGGAAGCTTGACGACCCGGCACCGATGCCGCCCTAGCCGGTCAACGATCTCATTGACGGCTTTTTGCCCCTCCTCGTCGTTATCCATGGCCAAGAAAATTTCGTCGAACCGTTCCAGCCGGTCGAACTCGTGCTCAATCCAGGATTGTTTTTCGCCGCCGCCACCACCGAATGGGACCGACATTGCAACGATGCCGTACTCCAGCATCGCCATGGCGTCGAATTCGCCTTCGGTCAGCACGATGGCGCGAGCTTCCTTTGGCACGACCTGCCAGCCGAACAGCGAAGGCCTCATGTCCTTCTCGGTAACGCCACAGCGTTTGTCCCGAATCGCCCGCCATTTGCACATGACGAGATTCCCCGCGTCGTCGTAGCACGGGAACACCAGGGAATTTTTCGCCTCACCCACGCGGAAGGCGCGAATCGTGGCCGGTGACAGCTTTCGGCACTCGGTGAGGTATTTCCAGCCCGGCGACAGTTCCGCAGTTTCGACTACCACGGTCGTTGGCTTGGCATAGCGTTTCTGAGTCCGACCGGCAAACTTAGGCGCATCTAGCGATACTCCGAGCCAGTTTGCGGCTTCCCTGATGGCGTCTGGAATGGACAGTCCCCGGCACTCCCGCCAGAGGTCAATCAAATCGCCGGACTGGCCCGACGCAAAGTCGCACCACACCCCGGCCTTGTCGCCATGCAGATGCACCCCGAGGCTTTTGCCTGACTCGCCCGCGGTTGAGCCTGCCCGCCATTCGTGCCCGACGCGCTTGCCATCCGGCAGGAGGTGCTTGGCCACAGTTTCGGCATCCCTAGCCAGCAGTTGGGAAATTTCGCGCGGTGTCATACGGCCCCCACCATCCAGTCATCCAGCGCTGAGCGTTGCGCCGTCCGGGTATGGCTATCCGTCCATCGCTCACCCCGGAGGTAGGTAGCCGGGTATGGCACAAACTGCCCACCGTCCTTCGTCCACATGTCGCAGTGCTTATGCCGCTCCAGTGCCGCCATGATCGTTCCGCACAATGCCTCATCGGGTTTGAGCTTCGCCCATGCTTTCGCGGCATCCCGTTTGCCAGCTTTGCGCGGGTATGCGTCCCAGAAGGCGTCGAAGCGCGAATCATGCGCAGCAACCTTCCCCGCTCGTTCCCTTCCAGCAGGGAAGGGTAAGGGATGGGTTTCTTCCTTTCCCTTCCTAATATCCCCTCCCTTCCCTTCCTCGGGTGTTTGCTCGCCGACTTGTCGCCGACTATTCGCCGACTGATCGTCGAATTTTTGTGGATTCTGGAAGGTCGGATACTTCTTGTTGGGCTTTTCAATCTTCTGATGATGCCAGCCAGTGACATGCCAATAGCTTTTATTATCAACAACATACTCAACAAGTAGGCCATGCTCAAGCAGCTCTTCCACCATCGTCTTGATGGCGGAATCAGGAAAGCAGTCGCCTGGGAAAACCTCCATCTTCAGCGTCTTTGTAGATGCCGGATGATTGCCACCGTCATCGCAGAAGTTCCACAGACCGATGAACAACAGGCGAGCAGTCGGCGAGCATTCGACGACTTGTTCGGACGACCAGAACTCAGGTTTGATTGACCGGATGCGCGCCATGATTACGCATCCTCCTGCATTGCCGACTCAATCAGCTTTTTCATGTAATCCCGCGCCTTTATGGCCTGATCAACAGTCAAAGCGACCGTGATATACTCGCACTGTTCAGTGTCGTATTGCTTGAAACAAATGTAGTTTGAATCGCTCAAATAAATCTCAGTCTTGAGCGCTTCCGGTAAGATAAATTCGCTATAATTGCATTCAGTCATCTTTGATCACCTCTTTTGATCAATGGTTGATAGAAGCCCGCATCGACGCACATCGGTGCGGGTTTTGTTTTGCTGGTGACTATTCACACTAGCTCCCGGTCATGTCTTACGACTGCCATCGTCCGACACCTCAGCGCGTGTCGTCTTGCACGTGGCCTAGATGATTCTCTGAGCAGCAAATACTGGTAATACAGCCGCTCGGTTGATTCCATCGCGGCATTTACGCTCTTGAGTATCGCGGCCCTTACAGCACGGGCTTTCCAGACGGTATCAATCACGGTCATGTGATTGACTATAGGTTTTTGCGGAAAACCAACGGCGCACCAGCCTGGCGTTCCTGGATGGTCAAACGGACATGAGCAATCTGGATAAATGCAATACGGCTTGCCGCCCGTGTGGGAAAGTTGAAAATTCCTTTTTTGTGAGGTCTCCATAACCATTACTGCCCCTGCCCCCATGCTGCCATCAGCAGCGCCTCTGCCCTATCGTGATCCTTTTTCCGCTTCAGTTGCGCAGACGCATACGGGAATAACTCGATAGCCCTAGCGCGTGACAAATCCTTGTCTGAACTCAGTTTCATAGCCTTTTTCCACACAGTAGGCATAGGCTGGACGACAGGTATCTTGAGAGTGCCTAATACCCCCAGAATAACACCAGAGGTAAACCCAAAGGAAAACGCTCCAGAGGGTGCTTCCCCTGGCCGTGCAGATACCTTTTCAACCACGGCCAAACTCGCTTCCGAATACTCGCGCAATATGTCAGCCAACAGCGCGCCGTCAACCCTATTCTTGATGCGAGCATTTGAGAATTGCACTACCGGCAGATCAGTCAACAGCAGCACATCACGCCCGCTCAGTACCGCGATAGCTCCAGACAGTCCTGGATCAATGCCGATGATCATGTCCTGCATACCGCGCATTCCGGGCTACAGATCATTTCTGGCAAGGCATCCCCCTCAAAACGCTCGACACGTTCGACGATATCGCCCCTATCACGGTATTTATCTAATGATTCGAGAATGCTGGCTTCATGCCTGTCATCATCCCAACACATAGCAGATACACGCCCGCATGGCCGTTTTGCTAAATACATAAAGCCTAGTGATTTCATGGCGCCATAGCCCGCCGATAAGATTTAGTCTTGCCGGGTAGCGCGCCGATTTCCGGCCCGCGTAAATCCCGCTTACCGAATCGCTGCAAGCAGAGGTTTTGCACCGCCGCCATTTGTGATGGTTTGCTAAAACCAACCTCTTCGCATATCTCAGAGATAGTCTTTCCAGCACGGCGTAGCGCGAGGATATGATCTTCGATGCATTCGGGTATTTCCGGCATACGACTCATGGCTTGTGGGGTCATACATCCACCCATGTGCGCAATTGCCCAATCTCGCAAATCGTCTGTTTGGAAACCTCGAACTTTTCGGCAATCGATTTGAGCGTCAGCTTTCTAGCCTGCTCTCGGTGATACTTGGCATCAGCTAGCAATTCACGAATCAAAATCACATCTTCCGGCGTCAACTTGCAGCGCGGAACTGGCTCGCCCGGTTTCCTTCCCTTCCATCGCCATTCCCGATGGCAGGGTTTGCAGCGCATCTTGTAACCGTCCCGATCAACGTAGTAATCCGTGAGCGGCTTGGTTTCGCCGCAAGTGATGCACGTTTTCATAGAGCTCTTTTTCGTTACACAAAAAAATCCCGGAACCATTTTGTCCGCGTGGGGAAAATGGTCCGGGCGAGAGGAGGAGACAGGAATGGGCAGACCACTTGCCGCCGTCTGCCAGTGCGGGAAGAAAAACCCCTCAGCGCTTGAATGGATGCGCGCATCCACGAGAGGGGCCGTGTTAATCATGCGGCTGTCTTGCCGCGTATGACGTGCCAGGGAACGCTGGGGCATAAGTCCTCAGCCTTAACAAGCCCGCCTGTCGCGGCCTCAATACTTGGCGCATGCGTTGGCGGGACATTACCCCGACTCACCCAGTTGTTGACGACCTGAACACGGACACCAATCGCCTCAGCGAGCTTGGTTTGTCCGCCTGAGATTTCGATAGCTTTTTGGAGTGCGTTCATAGATTCCATATTACACGCTTGGCCGCTAAAAATTCTTCGTACTTCATCTGATCCTCCACCGGCTGAATTGCCGTGATTGAATTTTACACATGATGTTGACACTTGTCTAAACATGATGTGTAATACGCCCACGCCCCGCCGCTGCCCAGGCCAGCCAGGATGACAAGGGCCTGAAGTGTCTCCCAGACAAACCCGCTCTTGAGACACGCGACTCAGGAGCATGGACGGGGGCGACCCGATTGAGCGATACCGGTTCGATTCCGGCGCTAAGTGGAACGCTCAATGACAGCCGGAAAGACGGCCCACTGATGGCATAGCGGAAAACAGAGGCCATGACATTCTGGAAAGACAGGACGGGGCAGGGGTAACACCCGCTAATAAGCTCGCCGGAACTAGCGTAACCGGCACTCATTACCAATCATTAGGAGAGAGCCATGAACGAACAACCAACCGTTGAAATAGATGTCCGCGATTGGATCGCGGTCGTGGCAATGCAGGGGCAGCTTGCCGGTGATGATGTATGGGATTTATCAAACGAAAATCACATTTCTGCCATCGCCAAGAGGGCATACAGAATGGCAGACGCAATGCTCGCAGAGAGGGATTCGATTCCGGCCCTCGTCAACCCATTAACCGGAGGAATCCATGAAGAAAAACGCTAAAACCTTCGCCATTTTGATAATGAACCTGCTAGCCGCTGGCGCGTATGGGGTGATCCTGGCATACGCGACGGTCAACATGATTGCCCCGCCTGCCGGAAACCAGTATTTCGGCCCGGCGCATTATCAAGCTCCATCCAATAACGAGGGGATACCGGCATGAGTTGGAGTAGACAGAAATACGCCACGCCCGATGACCGAAAACAAGCGGCGCGGGATGAGTGGGAATCTAAATTTTCTATCGGCGAGTGCTTGAACGCCGAGGATAGAGATTATTTAGCCGAGCGAGTTGAAAGCATCCCGTCCGGCGATACGGAGAAGTGGCTAAGGCTCAAGGCGTGGCTTGCCGCTAAGCAAGAGCAGCATTTCATTTCATGGATGGAATCTGTGCAGGATGAAGAGGATTACCAGAAATCCGAATCTCTCGCCCGCTCGCGTGAAGATCGGTGGATGCTGGCATGAAGATACCGTTTACCAGCATAGCAAAAACCCAAAACAGCGCCACGCTCCTGGCGGATGACGGTTATCAGCTAGAAGCAACGCGGAATATGGACGGCACATGGCGATTGTTAGACGAAATCAGCTCAATTCCAAAGCGTGAGGCGCATTTCGACTTGCGCCGCCAATTCGTCAACGCACTAACCGGAATCAGGCCATGACCATTCTTGGAATCGTTTTAATGACTATCGTCCCGCCCGCCATTATCGGCCTATTCACCGCTATCGAGGAATGGCCAGAGATTAGCGGAATGGACGAATACGAATCCATCCGCGATGAACACGAAGAGTTGACTGAGTGAGGGTTGCGCCTAGCGGGGAGTGGCGTCACAAAACCCCCGAGCCGGTACAGAGTGGCCCTACGCATCCATGATGTCTCCAGGCAATACGCGGGACCGGCAAATTATTACGAGGCTGAGAATTGGGATTTGACGCCCAAGGATTGACGACAGCAGGCATGGTCTACCTGCCAGCCTCACCAATTACAAACGGAGGAATGAATGATTATCCACACCACCCCGCAGGGGTCGGAGGAATGGCATAAAGCCAGAGCCGGGAAGATCACCGCTAGCAGTTTCAAGCTGGCCCGTGAACGCCTCAAGACAGGCAAAGACAAGGGCGGTTTCACCAAGCCAGCACGGGATTATGCTTTCCGTCTGGCAGTCGAGAGGATCAGTGGTTTACCGCTTGATGAAGGGTTTGAGACGTGGCAGATGCGCAGAGGCAGGGAGCTTGAACCAGAAGCCCGCGCCTGTCATGAGATCCACGCCGGGGTATCCGTGGATATAGCCGGGTTTGTGAGCACAGATTGCGGCCAGTTTGGAGCGTCAGCCGATGGACTGGTAGGTGATGATGGAGGAGCAGAATACAAATGTCTGGTAAGCCCCGAGAAAATCAGGGATGCCATTCTGATGGATGACCTATCCGAATGGATAGATCAGGTACAGGGCGGAATGTGGGTAACTGGCCGCGCATGGTGGGATTTCTGCATCTATTGTCCGGCCCTGGAGGGCGTGAACCGTGCGTTTACACGCTGGAGAATCGCCCGCGATGATGCATATATAAATGATCTTTGTCATGATCTGATGGAATTTAATCAACTCGTAATCGACTATCAAACAACACTAGAGAGGAAAGTCGCATGACTAACTACAAACAAGCACCCGCAGAAGGGAACGTCTCTGAACTGCGCAATAGACAAGCCCTTACCCCGAAAAACGACTTTCCGACAGCGCTTGATCGGTACAAAAAAGAAATTGCCAGGGCATTACCGAAGCACCTGAACCCTGACCGGATGGCGCGCATTGCGCTAACGGCCTTCCGGCGCAATCCAGGGCTTGGAAAATGTAACCCGATGTCGGTGTTTGCCGCCGTGATTCAGGCATCACAGCTTGGTCTTGAACCAGATATGTTGGGCCGGGCTTACCTGATCCCGTATGGCTCAGAGTGTACTTTCGTTCCAGGCTGGAAGGGACTTGTTGAACTCGTTCACCGGGCTGGCCACGCCTCCGTCTGGACCGGAGCCGTATTCGAGGGCGACGAGTTCGACTATGCCCAGGGTGATAGGCCCTTCATCACCCACAAACCGGCTGGAGAGTGCGACATTGACCGCTTAACCCACGTTTACGCGGTAGGCCGGGTGAAAGGATCGGAATGGCCAACTATAGAAGTATGGTCAATGGCCAGGGTGATTAAGCACCGTGACCGCTATAACAAAGTAGGCAAACGCCATTACAGCTACGGCAACCTGGAAATGTACGCCCGCAAGGTGGTATTGCTGCAAGTACTGAAATACTTGCCAGCATCAGCCGAATTGAGTCAGGCGATAGCCCTGAACGATGCCGCTGAAATTGGTGAGCAGAGGCTTACCGTGGCTGATGCGATTGAGGGCACATGGGCACCGGCGGTTGATGTGGATGCTTTTGAGCCTATGAATCAAATACCAATCAAGAACGCAAACCCAGACGCGGCGCGGCCTGTAGCCGATTCAGCACCCACAGGGGAGGGTTTCGATCAAGAAACCGGCGAGATCATGCCCGACCTGCCAAAGCAGGATGACGTTCCTTTTTAACCAATATATAAATATTCCGCTATGACTGAGCAATACAATAAAAGTTATTCTCACAGGGAAAACGGACTTTTTGCAGGCCCCAAAACTGAAATCTATAAATGGAAAATCAAAAATAAAAAAGGCGAATTATGTTGGATTGATAAAACAAATCTTTTAATTGACACAAAAAACTATCAAAGAGAAACAACAAATCCAAAAAAAATAACAAACATAGCGTCAAATTTTGACTGGATGTTATTTGAAGTGCTTGTTGTTGCAAAAAGACAGGACGGTAAATTTTACGTTATCGAAGGCGGGCATAGGCTTAGGGCGGCATGGTCAAGGGATGATATAGACTTAGTTCCTTGCATTGTCTTTGATGACAAAACAATTATAGAGGAAGCAGAAACATTTGTAGTTTCCGCCCTTAGCGTAAGCAATATCAGCTCAATTGATAAATTTAAGGCTCAGTTATGTGCTGAAAATGACATCGCATTGAAAGCTAACGAACTTGTTCAACGTCATGGGCTGCATGTTTGCAAAAACAATTTTGAGAAAAAAGGAATTACCGCAATTCAAACTGTAATATGGATGATTAGCACTTATCCAAATGTTGCCGATGATGTGTTTAGATTGTGTATTGAAATTTGCAAGAATGAAATTCAGCCGTCAGGAATATTGATTAGGGCTATTTGCTATTTGTTGCGCAATAAGGAAGCTCTTGGATTTGATGTTAGCAAAGGAAAATTGAAAGAAAGGCTTATAAGCATTGACCCTAACGTCATAACAAAAAGCATGAGGACAGAGGCTGGATTAACTGGATCAGGTGGGGAAAAGGTACACGCTAGAGGCATCATCAACCTTCTAAATAAGGGCGCTAGAAATAAACTTTACATGGACATATAACATGAACCACACAGACTTTTTATCCGCCGTCGCCAAACACCAGCCATGCACCAGCAGGGACTTATACCTGCCCTTGCTGGAAAAAGGCTATTACAGCACCAAACCCGAGAATGAGGCGATAGAGGATATTGCCAAGGTAGCCCACTATCTCAAGACAAAGGGTATGTTGATCAGCGAAAAGCAAACCGGCAGTTTCGGTGTGCGTAATGTTTGGAGCGTAGCTGAGACTCAATCCACAACACAAGAGGAAACAAACATGAATGAACATGCAGAAATGGCCAGCGATGTGGCTGAGTTGTCAGAAGATGGATTCACGGAAGCCAATATGATGCCACAGTGGGCTCCTGAAATGCCTGAAGAACCGGAACCGCGTAAATTCATCACGCGCGTAACCCGAATCACTGTCGGCCCGAAGGGAGAGGATATATTCTCTGATAGTGTGACTCATATCGAGATTGACGACGAGGGCGGCGGAGAGTTTATAAAAGTGCGTCAGGGTGAAGAGACGTTTTCAGGAATAAGGGTTGACGCGGACGAATGGCCCGCGATTGCCGAAGCCATCGATATGATGCTGGCTCACATCGAAGCCAATGAACAGGCAAGGACTTAACGTCCATGTCGCCCGCAAGCTTTTCGACGTTTTGACCGACTGCGAGATAGCCCACTGTCTCACGGGAGTGAGGCACTATGACTATCTCGCGTCAAAACGTAAGCACATGCGCGGGCAATTCGGCAGGGAAATGGACAGGATTCTAGGGTTAGGTCCTGATGGATTGGTGGACTGGATGCAGGTATTTCTAGCGGAATTTGAGGATTGTTTGGAATGAGCAAGATCAGCGAAAAGAAAACCGAAATGGGTTACCGGACCACGCTGGATTGTTGCGCCACATGTGCGCACTACTCAAGTAGGGAGGAGCCCGTATCGGTCAATACCTGGAGCGGCGTGTATTCGTACAAGGAGGAAAAGGAAATCCGATGCACTCTTGGCGGATTCAAGACGCGGAAAACGGCAGTGTGTGACCATTTCAAAAAGAAGGGTGAGTTATGAGCACATTAGACGTTGCCGACTGTTGCGAAACTCTTGAAGAGGCTCGCGGCGTGATCCGCAGGATGGAGCGCGAGATTTTCTTGCTGCGTGAAGAATCCAAAGCCATAAAGCAAGAAATAGATGACTGTAATCACCACATAGCGGTACTGGAGGGTGAAAGATGACGTTTGAAGAGTGGCTTCAACAGCCTGGACGATACATACCCAATAAGGGTGTTTTGACAATGCTGCAAGACGCTTGGGAGCAAGCCACCAATGCCGAACGCGAGAGAAACGAAGCCCGCATTGAAGAACTGATCAATGATTGTCTTTCGCTCAGGGAAAACGTAAAAGACCTGAAGCTTGTCATTGAGCAAATCAATTATTCCGTCAATTACATGGCAAAGGACGATGATGAAATACATAAAAACATCATCAGCGGATTTAGCGAATCTGATATAGAAGCACTGAATCAGAAACCGACATGACATTGAATAAGCTGCGCTGGAAACGCTTTAGAAAATCTGATGGTTTTTTTCATCCAGGAGATAGCGTGCTACATGATGGCGAACATGAGTATGCTCGCGTCCAACAGATAGCCGAAGGGAAATGGTACTGGACCAGCGTTAGGGAAACCGTAAAAGCCTATAAAAGCACATGGTCAACACCGACAACAGAGGAGCAAGCAGCAAAAGATCAAGCCATGCGGTTTGTGACTAATCGGCTTAGATATCTTGAGCAGTTCAAAATTGATTAAGGCGGAGATATTGAAGGGTGATAAATGATCACGTTACAAGATATTATTGATCGATGGAATCAAGATGCAGACGTATATAACCAATGGCCACACCTGCCACCAGACGAACAGATGGAGTATGTGGTTGCGTGCATGAATGAGGTAATTGACGAATTGCAAAACCAGATTATTGATTTGCAGAATGAGAAATGATGGACGTTTTAACCGTGTCTGAGGCGGCGCAATTCCTACGCCTCTCGCGTCAGACTGTTACGCGCCATGCCAAGGCCGGACTGATACCCTGCCTGAGGGCGGGTAATCGGCTCCGGTTTTCACGTGAAACACTTGAGCGTATCATTCTTATCAATGACAGCGCCTTAACTAGCTGATTTTATTACAATTTGCGACGTTGCCTGTATAAAAATCAGCCAGAAATAGGCGCATTTTTCACGCTTTTTGCCGTGTCATTTCACGCGTGAAGTCATTCCCCCGCCGTCTTTTTCAGCTTAGACTCTGCTATCCGCTCAAACTGATAAAGAAGCCGAGAGCCCATGTGACCACTAATAGCCACCATCGCAGCCGTGAGGATTTGATCGATGTGCGCAGATTCGGCAAGGTAGAACGTGATCAGGCCTACCAGGGCGGATGTGGCAATCTCGCCAATGAACTCGACCACGTTAAACGGACGTACCCGCCCCTCTTGCACCTTCCGCCAAAAGTTCACAGCGCCTCCCCACATCGACAGGATCAGCACCCATGAATAAGTCACGATAGGGTAATTCTCTGGACCGGCATCGTTCATGAGGGAATCCTTAGTATTTGATGATGTAGTTCATGGCGATGTTGTAGGGGCGGGTTTCCGTTGACAAGCCCGTACTTGGAGTGCCAGTATCGACTCCAAGGTTTTGCTCAAATCCGTTTATCACAGATGTTTTTTCGAAATTCGTTGATGACCCAGTCACTATTTGCAGGGCATAACTATCATGTGTGTGTGTTTTCGTTTTCAGAGCGTCATTTTGCTTATCGCCAAGTGTCCTGCCTTGATCGACCCCGCTCCCTGACGTATTCAGACCTCGTATGAAATACCCACGACAATCAGGCAAATTGAATGTGCTGCTACCGTCCCCGGCCCCATAAGTCGTGCCGATGATGGCATACAGTGCCGCATAGGTAGCCCGCGAGACTGCAGCCCCATCGCACAGCAGGAACCCATCAGGCGCGGTAGCTCCCGCGTATGCCAGCACCACGCCAGTCAGCACCACGCCAAACAGCGCATCAGCCGTACTCGACCGGCCCACGCTAACCGGCTCAGTCTCGACCCAGGCATACCAGACTGCCGAAAAGTCAGCCGTCAGCGTCCCTGAGTCCATTTCTACCGTTACAGTCGTCGCCCCGGTCCCATAGGAGGCTGAAACCACGCGAGCATAGAGGGTTGACGCCCCAACAATACACTTGAGCCTACGGGCAACCTGGAACGTGTCGCGAGCATCGCCCGTGACTTCAAACGAATTGTCAGTCAGTCGGGTAGGAGCATCGGCGTACTGTATCCAGGTTGGCGTACCGGACAGATAGGCCGGGTCGTTAATGCCGGTTACATCATCCCAAGTCTGTAGCACCGTCCCGTGAGTCTGGCCACTTACGGGAGCGGTTTCGAGGATGAGCTTGTAGGGCTTACCGGCTTTGAGCCAGATAGACGAGGTTTCCCCCCGTGCCGATAGTACAATGGGGTTGCTCTTCTGGATCAGTCCGTCATCAGCCGTGTAGGTAGCCGCTGGCGTAGTGGTTCCAGCGTCATACGTCCAGATCAGACCGCCAGAGAGCGGATTGCCGTTATCATCAAGCTGCGGCCCGGATAGTACCGGGCAAAGGTACGCTTCACTCATAGGATTATCACCATGTCATCAGTTGCATTAGCGGCATTTTTGCGGCCCTTCGTATTGCTCTTTCTGTTTGGTTGCATTTGCGTACCTGCCCGCCTTCTGTGTCAACGCTACTTGCCGGAAGGACGGCTAAAACGCATATTGCTGTATCGCATTCACAACCGATGGTAGTCACTGCGAAAAACTCAGCCCGAGCCCCGCGCCGGTCGGCCCCATCAGGCGCATCAGCCCGGAGCTAACCCGCGATGGTTGCACACCTTCCATCAAAAAGGCCGCATATTGCGGGTCAAGCACCGCTTCAGCCGCAATTTGCTGAAGCCTCGTTTCAAGATCACGCCCGATGTACCTATCGGCAAGACGAGGCATAAATGAGACTGCGGCATTCTTTGCCAGCCATTTAGCTGGACCATCCGACAGGCCAAAGATGCCGAGCCCCCGCCGTGTAAAGTTGTCCGCCAGGATGTTTTGCAATGTGTCCGATCCACGCGCCGCCATCAATTCATCTGCCAGCGTCTTGCGCTGCAAATCCTTGGTGACGCCCGCCACGGTCTCTAGCTGTTGCTGATCAAGGATGGACGACAGGCCCATACCTTTGCGACCTGTTGCTTTTTTGACCAGCGCTTCACCATCACCCCGGAGCGATTCAGCAAACATCGCCGCCCGTTCCCTGGATGACATGGCCCCGCCATCCGATAGCGCCGGAGCCAGCTTGTTATAGAGCGCTTGGCCTACATCCATTTGATTGATAGGCTTGCTCATATCGGCAAACGTCTGCCGAGCCTGTCCGTACTCTGGAATGGATGACTCCAACTTTTGCAGGTATTCATCCCTCAGGCCGGACAGAATCGACTTTTCGTTATTGCCGATAGCATCAGCGCCAACATTCGACAGGGAGTCATCAATGCTCAGTTTCAGGTTGTGCGCAAAATCGCCGCTATAAACATCCCCAGGTTCTACTTGTGGTTTAGCCTTTGGTGCGTTGCGTTGCATCAGCACATCCACAAGGCTTTGCATGGTGGCCTTGAGTTGTTCATCAGCCGATTGCGCGCCCTCGTCATACAGTCCGCTAAACTCATTGCGAGCGCTCGACCACAGCCGAGAGGGGTCTATGGTGCCCCTTGCCGCGTCGTAGAGGATTTCCTCGAGCTCAGTCGGATTAGCCTCTTTGAGATAGCCTTGCTCATGCAGAGCCCGTGCCGCATCATCAAACGTCAAGCCCTGCCGCCTGCCGTATTTGTCCGTATTACGCCAAAACGAGAGCCCCGGCTGATTCGGGAATTGCATGTATTCCCATGGCTCATTCTCTTTGCTCAATCCGCCCATTTTGCGAATTGCCATGATGATATCGTCTTTGTCCGTATTGATACGCCGATCAATCGGTTTCGGCCCCGTGATAACCGCTTCAGGCTTGGCCGCTTCAATCTTGACCGGATTCCCCCTGGCAATCGTCCGCTTGGCCGCCGAAGGCATCTGTTCGCTTACATACGGGTTATTGAGGATTGCCGCTAGACCTTCATCAACCTCAAGGTTTTTCTGTCTTGCCGCGTCATAAAGCGGCTTAGTAGCCGCCGTGCGCGCCATCACTGCCGCCTCTCGCGCCGCATCATCCTGAGCGATTGAGCGCAACGCTTCCCGCCTTGCCGCCGCATTGCTCATTTCCCGATCTACGAGATCCCCGCTAATCTCACCCGGCATATTCCTAACGGACTTTTGCAGCACCGCCAGTCCACGATTCCCGCTCGCCTCTGCCAAGGTAGGCAACGACCCCGGCACGTACTGTTGCGCGTTATCAATAGCATCCAGCACATCATCCAGCTTGCCGCCAGCCGCATCGCGTAACACTTCGCCTATCATCCGCTCGCGGCCACCCTGGAAGAATGGCCGCACTGCCGCGTCATAACCGCTCTTCGCTATGCGCCCGACAAACGGCCCCGCCGCACCAAAGGCCGCGCCCGCGCCGATGGCATCCATCGGGTTTTCATCACTCGCGGTTGGCGTTAGCAGGCCCATCAGCCCACCGACCGCCGCACCACCCAAAACGCCATTAGCGCCGGGTATCCACGCAGCCGGGAGAGTCGTCCCTATCGTGCCGAGCGCATGGCCGAACTTGCCCCAACCACCCGATACCAACGGAGCGTCAATGCGTTTTGCTTCGTCAATCTCGCGCTGTAGTTCATCCTGATCACCGATATTGAGCGCTTGCTTTGCGCCCCGGTAAGTGTCCATAACGCCCTTGCCAACGCTGGCCATGAATGGCGCATCAACACGCGATGCCTTAATTTCAGACAGCACGTCATCAGCGCTTCTCCGGCGACCGCGCCGAATCTCACTCAAAACCTCGTCAGCATTTTGTCTGGCCATTAGTATTCCTCGTCAGGCATAGCATTCCATTCTTGCCTAAACTGTTCGTCTGACAATTCGCCTGATGTATGCCGGTCAATCAGCGCTTGCGCCCGGGGGGTATGTTGCACGGCTTTTGTCATCTGTTTGCCGTCAAGATTGCGCAATCTCTGGTTTAGGTCAGGGTACTTCTGAATCGAGGCGCGGGCGAAGTTGAGGAGAATCCCCAGGCTGGCCTTACGGGATTCAGGTGATGCATCAGGATCAGCAAAATTGCCAAGCGCTTGAGTCACCATCTGTTGCTCTTTCTCAGTAGCAGCACCAGTACCCATAATGCCCATCATGATAGGCCGTAACTGGCCTTCAATCTGCTTGAGTTGCTTGCTTGCGTCATACGCCTCATCCCGCACACCCAACACACCAGAAGTTACATTCTTGATCTTCGCCTCAATGCCTGACGACATGGATTTATCAATCAATGCTTCAATTTCCTTGACCGGCTTGATTGACTCCAGGATGGATAGCTTATCTTCGGCCTTATCCTTACGCGCTACATCGCTTTGCGCATCGGCCTTTGCCTTCGCTTCAGCCGCCGCCTGTTGCTCGCGTAGCGCCCGGTTTTGCTCAGGCGTTATTCCGGCAGATGGACGCTCATCGGGCTCGTTTTCGTAAGATGCGCCCTCATCCTGCAATTCATTTATCCTGTTGCCAATCGCAATCCTATTAGCGCTACCTTGTGGATATTGCGTATATAACTGCTTCAAGTCAGAAATACTGGTCACACCGCTTACATCAACAGTCGGATCTGACTGTTGCGGTTTCATGACCCGATACCCGCCGCCAGCCGTGCGCGCCCGTCCGCCGGGAGCCATGGGCATTGTTGGGTCATTGCGCACAAATTGACCCGACTGCGGATCCCATTGTTTAGTGGGGTAGGCCATTTCTGGCGGAACTGGCGGAGATAGAGCCCGCTTCTGGCTTTCGGTGTCCACTTCGTACCGCTGTTTCAACGCTGGCGATTCATACCCACGAGAAATGGCGATGTTCAAAAGTTGGTCAGCTGTCATGTTTTCGATGTTGAAGTCTGGCGATATCGCCAAACCTTGACGTTGACCTTCTGCTATCAGTTGACCCAGTTTTGCCTTGAACTCAGGGGAATTAGGCTGATCGAGATAATCCTGAGCCAACGCCCCAATCATAGGAGCCCATAGCTTCGCATCACGCTCAAGCCGCTGAGAATCGATGTTCCCTATCTCGCCTTGAGTCTTGCGAATGCCCAACGCTTTTTCCCGCATCGACAGATCATTCAACATGTACTTTTGCGCGAACTCAGGGCTATAGGCTCCAATCTGCCCAGGGTCAGGGTTTGGATTCTGCGCAAACAGCGCCCGCAATCCCTTCATGGCTTCGTAGTTATCCCGAGCCTGCGCATACTCAAGCTGGCCATTCATCATTTGCTGCATTCCTTTAGCGCCATTCGTGAAATCATTCACGCTCGGCAGAGAGGCATTGTTCATCATGATCATCTTGGCGATAGTTTCCATGCCCATAATCGTTACCACCAGCCCTTATTTGCGCCTGCGTTATAGATGCCGCCCAAGCCCTCTAGTCCGGCGCGTATGCCGCCGATCATGGCCCCGGCCTGCCCTTGCTGACCAACCCCATAAGCCTGTCCGTAATTCTGCATGGCATCGCTCTGAAGCCCGGTTGTGTTGACGCCCATGGCCCCCATGCCTTGCAGCGCATTCATTCCCATGCCAACGCCCGCCATGCGCTGATTGACGGCATTACCCATCAGCCCCATGCCTGCGCCATACAGTTGCGCGCCCTGCCCCGCGTAGCCCACACCCTGGCCCGCGTAACCCACACCCTGGCCCGCGTAACCCACACCCTGCCCCGCGTAGCCCACACCCTGGCCCGCGTAACCCACACCCTGCCCCGCGTAGCCCACACCCTGGCCCGCGTAACCCACACCCTGGCCATAGGCCCCGGCCCTGTTCATGTTATTCTGGACATTCTGACCAAACACATCAGACTGTTGCCGCTGGCCGCGCTGGAACGTGTCGAACGCGCGACCATAAGCCGCTTGCGCCCGCTCCCATGCCGACTGAAAGCCCGTAGCCGCCTGATTTTGCGCGAAGTTGTTAGCCGCTTGCGTCTGCGCACCCGATAGCAAACCGCCCCGCGCTGCCAATTGTTGCGCGAGCGCCTTTTGCCCTTGCTGCAACTGAAACTGATAGCCGGGAGTCGCCTGCAATTCGGCCAAGTTGTTGACCATCGGGGTATAGAGCGGCGAAGCACGGTAATCAGCCTCGCTGAACCGCCGCGTCATTTCCGGGATAGCGTTTTGATACTGGTCTACCGCACTGTTGACGCCGCTCAGCCCAATGCGCTGATAGTCGTCGATATGGCCCTGATAGTCGTCGAGATATCCCTGATACTTGTCGAGATAGCCCTGATAGTTGCCGAGAGCGCCCTGATACTTGTCGAGATAGCCCTGATAGTTGCCGAGAGCGCCCTGATACTTGTCGAGATAGCCCTGATAATTGTC